TCAGGAAATTCCTCTACTTCAGGTACTAGTGGTTCAAATGGTAACTCAGGAATAAGTCGTTCAAGTGGTTCATCAGGAACTAGTGGTTCTTCAGGTAATGCTGGTAATTCAGGTCCTAGTGGCTCATCAGGAACATCAGGTACTGCAGGTATTTCAGGTAATGTTGGTACAGCTGGTACTTACGTATCTATTCTTGCGGGTACTGGTTTAACGGGTGGTGGTACTTTATCAACTGATAGAACTTTAAGAATAGACTGGAACGGCTCTACTGATAATGGTGTTGTAACTTATGATAATGCTACTGGACGACCTATAGTAGAATCTACTTTATTATATAACGGCACTAGTTTAGGTGTAGGTTATACAGGTGCTCTTAATGCCAACCATAGAATTTCAGCAGCAGGCTCTATATCTATTACAGGTTCTACAGGTACACTTTATTCATATCGTTTAGATGATACAGGTAGTGTTTCTAGGAATGCTATGTATGTTAGCTCATCTAATTATTTAGTAATTGATAACGTAAACTTTACAGGTTTACAATTAGTTCACACAGGTAGTTCTCCAACACCAAACGATGGTAGTGGTATAACTAGTTATATCGGTACCGAAGAAAGAACCTATCTTTCAATACCAGATAACTGGTTAGCTATTAGAATTAATACTACAAATTATGTTATACCAATGTATATCCCATGATCCCTTTAACTCCTGAATTAAAGAAAAAAATAAAAGATAGTGGAGGTATAATCCATTATGTTACTTTAGAAGAATTTCAACAAATAATTTCTGAAGGAAAAGTATTAACTAACGAACAAGTTAAAAAACAATTTGGAAAATTAAAATAAAGTTATTAAATTGGTTGTATGAAAAAACTGCTTTACATAGCCCCCCATCTATCAACGGGAGGATTACCACAGTATTTAACTAAAAAAATAGAACTTCTTAAAGACACTTACGAGATTTACCTTGTAGAATGGGTAGATTGTACTGGTGGTGTATTAGTAGTTACTAGAAATAAAATTATAAATTTAGTAGACTCTGATAAATTTTTTACTTTAAAAGAAGATAAACAAGAACTTATTAGCATTATTAATAAAGTTCAACCTGATATAATTCACTTGGAAGAAATTCCTGAATTCTTTATGAGCGGGGAAATAGCTAAACAAATCTATACTCAGGATAGAAAATATATTATAGTAGAAACCTCTCACGATTCATCTTTTGATACTTCTACCAAACAATTCTTCCCAGACAAGTTTATGTTTGTGTCTAATTGGCAGATACAACAATACAAGGACATTGATATACCGCAGGTAGTAGTATATTATCCTATAGAATATGTAGATCGTCCAAATCGCACTGAAGCGTTATTAAGTCTCGGTTTAGATCCAAATAAAAAACATGTTTTGCATGTAGGGTTATACACTTCTCGTAAAAACCAAGCAGAATTTTTTGAATATGCTAGACAATTTCCTGATGTAGAATTTCATAGCTTAGGAAACAGAGCAGATAATTTCAAATGGTATTGGGAGCCATTAATTCAAAACCAACCATCCAATCTAACATGGTGGAATGAACGTACTGATGTAGATAAATTCTATCAGGCAATGGATTTGTTTTTATTTACCTCTAGAGGAACAAATAATGATAAAGAAACTATGCCTTTAGTTATTCGTGAAGCAGTTTCCCACCAAATCCCAGTTTTGATATATAATCTTCCAGTTTATTTAAATTATTGGGACGATTTTGAAGGAGTAGATTATCTTGAATTTGATAATTTTGAAAAAAACTGTGAAATAATAGCATCTAAATTAGATGTTAAATTATTTAAACCTGAAAAAGAGGCTATAATTATTTCTACTTACCCTGTAACTGATAGTATAATTAATACTACTAAGGAATGTTTAGTTAAAGCTCAAAAAACTGGAAGGAAAGTAATTTTAGTTTCTCATGCTCCTATCCCTGAAGAACTACAAATGTATTCTGATTATTGTGTTTACGATAAAAACAATATTTTAACAAAACATACATTTTTTAATAGTTCTTGGTATTATTCTAATGATTTTGATACTTATGTAAATTTAAAAGGAGAAGATAATGATGTTTATCATGGTCCTACTGTTTATACAAACTATTATAATGGTTGTGTATTAGCTGAAAAATTAGGTATTAAAAAAGTATTCTTTTTAAATTTTGATTATATCATAAATGATAGTACTTATTTAAATGAAATATCATCTATATTAGATACTCAAGATGCTTTTTATGAATTACGCAATGAACAAGAAGGACCATGTGTTACTACTTTTTTTGCAGCAGCAAAACCCGAATTTTATAGCAGCAAAACCAGAATTTTATATTAAAAACTTCCCAGTAATTAATGATGCTAAAGAATATAATGCTTTACAACATCAGTGGGGTTCTGAAACTAATAGTTTAGAAAATTTAATGTTTAATGGAGTAAAAAATCTTCCTAATGTTCATTTTGAAAATTTTGAAACGTTTAGAGATAAATTAGGTAAATATTTTACTCATAAAGATTTTTCTAGAGTAGAATATTTTACAGTACTTCCTGTTGAAGAACACTCTGAATTATTTTGTCCTTATATTCAAATAATGAATAGTAAGGATAGTAGATTACTTAAATTAAAAGTAACTAAAAATAAAGAAACTGTTTTAGAAAAAACCTTAGAAGTTACTCATAAAACATTTGAGTATGCTGTTGTAAATTGTTCTAATTTTACAGAACAAGATGTGTTTGTAGTTACATTAGAAAATTATGATTTAATTTCTAGTAAATATCTTGATACTAAAACTATAGTTATAGATTATAATTACTATAAAAATACTCTTTCTGAAAATGGTTGGATTAAACTTAAAAATTTAACTACTCCTAAAAAAGTTAAGTTAAATTCGCTCAATAGAAAGCGTTAAAGATTTTTGTGATAAGACAGATATTGTGTATGAACAACGCGTAAATAAAATTTGGACAGAATTACCCCCAAAAGACACTTGTAACCGCCCAGATGATATCCAAGATAAACCCGGATATTATAAACTAGCCCCAGGTCATTATGGCTGTTTTGTAGCTCATAGAGATGCTATTATAAACGAAGATAATAAAAATTATGACTATGTTTTGATTTTTGAAGGCGATGTTATTATCGATTCAGATTATCAAGAATTGTACAATTCATTAATTCGTTTTAGTAGAATTGCAAAAGAAAATCATCAAGATATAATTGGATTTGGTAATCCTTGGCAAAATCGAAATTTAAATGGTCCTAAAATTGAAGACGTTTATACAAACGTTACACCTTTTATTCCTGCTCAATCATATTTAATAAATAAAGATACCCTCCCTAAACTCCAGTATTTATTCCAAGAACTCCCTTGGGATGCTTTTGATATGTGGGTATGTAATGTTGCTAAATTAAACGTAGGAACTGCAGAAAAAATTTATACAAAACACCTCCCAGGTTTTAGTATTATCGAACAAGAATTTAAAGGAACAGACGAAAATAGTCCACTAATATTTGCCAAAGAATGAGAATAGCCCATATTGACCCAGCTTGTGGATTAACAATCCCCCCTAAAGGTTGGGGTGCCATAGAAAAAATTATTTGGGAATTTAAATGTAATCTTGAAAAACAAGAACATGTAGCTGATGTTAAATATGCTACTTGGATTGAACCTCATCAATATGATATTGTTCATTGCCATGTTGCTAATTTAGCTTTAATGTTAGCTGAACGAAATATTCCCTATATATTTCAATTACATGATCATCATGTAGTTCATTATGGAAAAGATTCTTACGTATACAAAGAAAATTTAGCAGCTATTGAAAAGTCTCTAGTATCACTAGTCCCAGCTAAATTTTTAGTAGATTGGTTCGATAACCATCCTAAAGTAAGATATTTTGCTCACGGGGTTAATAATGAAGAATTTTATCCTATAGAAAAAGAAAAACCTGTTAATCCTAAATTATTAATGGTAGCTAATAATGGTTTAGGAGGTCAAGCAGGATTTGATAGAAAAGGATTTAGTTATGGTATTGGGTTAGCTACTTTAAATAATTTAGAAATTACTGTAGCAGGCCCTTACAACAATAGACATTTTTTTAATGAACATTTATGGACTTTAGCTTATCCTAAATTAAATATTATATACGATTTACCTAATACAGAATTATTAAATTTATATCATCAACATGATATTTTTATTCATCCTACAATGTTAGAAGCAGGACATCCTAACTTAACTATGATTGAAGCGGCAGCTGCAGGTTTACCACTTATAGCTAATTGGGAATTAGAAACTGATTTTCATGGTGCCTGGAGAGCTCCTCGTGATGTATTTGAAATGGACCGAGGATTTCGTGATATTATGGAAAATTGGGATTCATATAGATCTAAAATATCAAATACTGCTAAAGAATTAGATTGGTATAATCGTACAACCGAATTAGTTGAAATTTATAAAGAGTTTTTATGAAAGAAGTTTTAATCCAAGAATATAATAGTACTAAAATTTTAAATATTCCTTTTAAATCTAGTCAAAATACCTTTAACTACAATTTTGTAGATGGTGCTTTTCTTGAAGTTTTAGGCTCTGAAGAAAAAGAATATTTAGTTTTATTTATAGATCAAGATCAAAATGAAGTAGTTCATAGTTCTACTATTAGAAATAACATGTGGACTAAAACTAATCTAAAATATTTTGTTAACTGGGCTATAGAAGTATATTGTAATAATGAATTAGTGTTTGAACACAAATATAATCCTAAAGGTAAAAAAGTTTATATCCACTTAGATTCTTCAGCAATTGGTGATACATTAGCTTGGTTTCCTTATGTAGATGAATTTAGAAAAAAATGGGATTGTCAAGTTGTAACTTCTACATTTCATAATGAATGGTTTATTAACGAATACCCTGAATTAGAATTTATAAAACCTGGTATTGAAGTGTATGATTTATATGCTATGTATGGAATTGGGTGGTACTATGAAAGTGATGCCGTAGTAAATTATAATAGAGTTCCTCGTGATTTTAAAGAAAATAATTTACAAGAAACTTCAACTGATATTTTAGGTTTAGAATATGTAGAAATTAAACCTAGAATAAAATTCCCTAAAGGTAAAAAAACTATTAAAGAAAAATATGTTGTAATAGCACCTCATGCTTCGGCACATGCTAAATATTGGAACTACCCAGGAGGTTGGCAAAAAGTTATAGATTATCTAAATAAAAAAGGGTATAAAGTAGTAATGATTACTCAAGAACCTTGGGGAGATTCATGGCATGACTCAAAATTAGGAGGTACCCTTAAAAATATTATAAATAAAACTGGTGATTTTCCTTTAGAAGAAAGAATGGTAGATATTATGTATGCTGAAGCTTTTATAGGAGTAGGAAGTGGATTAAGTTGGTTAGCTTGGGCTTTAAATACACCTGTTACTTTAATTTCAGGATTTAGTTATGAACATACTGAGTTTAATTGTAATAGAATTTTTCCTAAAGATTCTAAAACTTGTACAGGATGCTTTAACCGTGAATGGTTAAATCCTGGAGATTGGGAATGGTGTCCTGATCATAAAAATACCCCACGTCAATTTGAATGTAGTAAATCTATAACTCCAATTGAAGTAATAGATTCTTTAAATAAAAGTCTTAATATTTATTAACATGAGCGAAAAAATTTTTCTCACCTCTGAGGAGTTACAACAATTAAAAGATATTCAATCTACTGGTTTTGATGTAAAAGACCAATTTGGAGACATTGAATATCGTATACAGTTATTACAATTACAAAAAGAAAACTTAAAAAAAGAATTAGGTAATCTTAAAGAAAAAGAAAATCAATTAAGTAAAATTCTTGATTCTAAATACGGAAATGGTTCTATAAATCTTGAGACTGGTGAGTTTATAAAAAATGACTTTCAATAAAGTATAACATATTTATTATAAAATATAACCCACTACAAAAATGGCAGAAACTTTAATTTCACCGGGAGTATTAGCTAGAGAAAACGATCAGTCTCAAGTTACATCTCAACCAATAACAGTTGGTGCAGCTATCATTGGTCCTACAGTAAAAGGTCCAGTTGAAATTCCAACTATTGTTACTTCTTATTCTCAATTCCAGAGTACTTTCGGAACAACTTTCTTAAGTGCTAGTAACGTTTACACTTACTTTACTTCAATTGCTGCCTACAATTATTTTAATAACGGTGGTCAAAGTTTATTAGTATCAAGAGTAGTAAGCGCTTCTGCTACGTGGGCTCCTGCTACTAGTACTGCTATAAGTTCAAGTGCACAGTCACTAACACAACCAGCTTTTGTTCTTGAAACTCTTTCTGAAGGTATCATAATGAACAGTTCCGGTTCTGAAGATGCAAGTGGTGCTTTAGTTAGTGGATCTGTTGATAATATCAGATGGCAAATTGTTAATTCAAATACTTCATCAGGTACTTTTGATCTATTAATCAGACAAGGTAATGATAATACAAACAATCAAATTGTACTTGAAACTTGGACTAATCTATCATTAGACCCAACTGTTGCAAACTTCGTAGCAGCCGTAATTGGTGATTCTGTTCAAAATTATAATTCGACTCTTAACCAAATAACAGTATCAGGTTCATATCCTAATCAATCTAGATATGTAAGAGTTAAATCAGTAAATAATTTAACACCATTCTATTTTGATAATAACGGTATAGCTAAGAGCCAATACACAGCTTCTATTCCTTTAGCAGCTAGTGGTTCATTTACATTAGCAACAGGTGATCCTGTAGCAGCTGCTGGTAACAAATACTATAATGAAATTATAGCGGGTGTTACAAACGTACAAGGCCTAGTAGCAGGTGACTATACTAATATGGTAGCTTTACTTGCTAACCAAGATGACTACAGATTTAATGTAATGTTAACTCCTGGTTTAATTGATTCTGGTGCTTTTGCTACAACAGTAACTTCAATTATCTCAAATACTCAAAACAGAGGTGACAGTATTTACGTTGTAGATCAAAACCCCTATAACTCAACTGTAGGTAATGCTGTAACAGCTGCTGCTACTAGAAACACTTCATACGCTGCTACATACTGGCCATGGTTAATGACTGTTGATCCAGATTCAGGTCAGAGAGTATGGGTACCAGCTTCTACAATGATTGGTGGTGTTTATGCCTTTAATGATAGCGTAGCTGAGCCTTGGTTTGCCCCCGCAGGTATTAATAGAGGTGGTTTAGCAACTGTTATTAGAGCAGAACAAAAACTTCCCCAATCAAGCCGTGATAGCCTTTACTCAGGTAATGTAAACCCAATTGCAACCTTCCCAGGTACTGGAGTTGTAGTATATGGTCAGAAAACATTACAAAAACAAGCATCTGCACTTGATCGTGTAAATGTTCGTAGATTATTAATTTCTCTTAAGTCTTACATTTCTCAAGTAGCTAACAACTTAGTGTTTGAACAAAACACAATTGCTACAAGAAATCAATTCTTAAGCCAAGTTAACCCATACTTAGAATCAGTACAACAACGTCAAGGTTTGTACGCGTTTAAAGTAATCATGGATGATTCTAACAATACTGCTGATGTAATCGATAGAAACCAGTTAGTAGGTCAAATCTATATCCAACCAACTAAGACTGCTGAATTCATTTACCTCGACTTCAACATCTTACCAACTGGAGCTACGTTCCCAGCGTAAAGTTTTAAAATCGAATATTTATAATAAAATAAATAACATAGCAAAATGGCAGTATTAGATCCAAACGAAATTTTTTTCACAGCGTTTGAACCAAAACAGCAGAATAGGTTTATACTGTATGTTGACGGAATTCCATCATATACAATTAAAGCAGTTTCAGCTGTTACTCTAACGCAAGATGAAGTCGTTCTTAACCACATCAACGTTTACAGAAAAGTAAAGGGTAAGTCAAAGTGGAGCAACATTACAATGACATTATTCGATCCAATTACTCCTTCAGGCGCTCAAGCCGTTATGGAGTGGGTACGTTTACACCACGAATCCGTAACTGGTAGAGATGGTTACTCTGATTTTTACAAGAAGGATTTAACTATTGACATTTTAGGTCCTGTAGGCGAT